CTTCTCGAGCCTAGCCCTTACAAACGTAAGGCAACAGACGACACAGCTACCGTTTCAGAGGACACTTCTTCAGAAGAAGAAGCCACTCCAGATGAAGAACGCCCTGTTAATGCTGAAGAGAAAGTGTTTAAGAAACGTTACGACGACCTTAAACGACATTACGATTCGACTGTCAACAAGCATAAAGAAGATGTCTCAAAACTTAAACGTCAGTTAGAAGAAAGTGCTGAACAAGTACTACCAAAAACTAAAGAAGAAATAGAAGCTTGGAGAAATAAATATCCAGATGTCTATGATGTTATAGAAACTATAGCACATAATAAGGCAGATGAAAAAGCTAAAAAAATCCAAACTGAGCTCAAAGAACTGGAAAGCCAACAAGCGGTTGTCCAAAGAGATAAGGCCGAAGTGGAATTAGCAAAACTTCATCCCGATTATAATGATATAAGAGGAGATGAAAAATTTCATCAATGGGTTAGTGAACAAGATTCTACTATTCAAGGTTGGTTGTATGAAAATACATCTAATGCAAAATTAGCCGCTCGAGCTATTGACTTGTATAAAGTTGATACTGGGTATAAAAAGAAAAAAGCTGATAATTCATTAGAAGCATCTAAATCAGTAACTTCCACTAGCAAACGTGACATTAATACTGCAAACAAAAAAACGTGGAAAGTTAGCGACATAGCTAAAATGAAACCGGCTGAGTTTGCAAAACATGAAAAAGATATTGACTTAGCTAGAGTTGAAGGAAGAATTGTTAATGCTTAATCTTTATGTCTATAGGAGGACAAAATTATGGCTATAGGAACAGCAAACGGGTATAACAACTTACCATCGGGTAATTGGTTACCTGCTATATACAGCCAAAAAGTCCAGAAGTTCTTTAGAACTGCATCAGTAGTAGAAGATATTACTAATACTGATTATGCAGGTGAGATTGAAGCTTACGGAGATACAGTTAACATTATTAAAGAGCCTACCATTACAGTTAGTTCTTATACCAGAGGTGCTCAAATAGCTCCTCAGAATTTGGCAGATGACCAAATTCAAATGGTTGTAGACCAAGCTAATGCGTTTGCTTTTAAAGTTGACGATATCGAAGAAAGACAAGCTCATGTGAACTGGGAGGCTTTGGCTACTTCTTCTGGAGCATACGCTCTAAAAGATTCATACGATGCAAATGTAATTGCGGCAATGGTTTCCGGTGCAGGAACTACTACTGGTAGTGATGGCTCTGGTTCGGATGTTGGATTTGGCTCTTCGGAAGTTGACCCAATGGATATCCTTGCTACTGCGGCAAAAAATTTACATGGAGCAGACATCCCAACTGATAATAGATGGTTTTTAGCATCTCCAGAGTTCTATGAACAACTTGGAAATGCATCATCTAAATTAATGGATGCTTCTGTTACTGGTGATGGTACATCACCTCTAAGAAATGGTTCAGTTATTAATGGTCTTGTAAATGGTTTTAAACTATACATGACTAATAACTTTGCCGCTTCTTCAACTTCTAACTATTACAAAGTGTTATTTGGACACATGTCTTCAACTGCTACTGCTAATGCTATTGCAAAAACAGAAGTAATTAGAGACCCAGATTCATTTTCTGATATTGTTAGAGGTCTTCACGTTTTTGGCAGAAAAGTACTTCGTTCGGAAGCACTTCAAGCTAGACATCTTTTAATTGATTAGGAGAATATAACATGGCTACATATGACGTAACAGGCCCTAGTACCGCAGGTGCTAGACCGGGTAGATTCAGTGCAGGTGTAAGAACTCCTTATCTTGTAGAAAATACAATTGACATCTCAGCAATTAATTCTGATGCAGGTGCGGCACAAAATGACGTACTACAAGTATTAGATATACCGGCTGAAACTTTAGTCCTACATGCAGGAATTGAAGTGCTAACTGCACTATCAAGTTCTGTAACTTTGGATTTAGGTATCACTGGTGGAGATGTTGATACTTTTGTTGATGGGGATACAAACGCTACTGGATACTCTGTATTAACAAATACAGCAAGACCAGTAATTGCAAGTGCTGATACACTAGATGTATTAGTATTAAGTGCGGCATCAAGTGCGGGTAAAATCCGTGTCTTTGCTTTACTATGTGATGTAAGCGGTGTTGACGAAACAGATAGAAACTCTGCAACTCAACATGATGGCTAATTAATATAATTTGGGGGCTTCGGCCCCCTTATTTAAATAAATATCTAAAAGGTTTATATGGCAACTATTGATTTAAGAAAAGCACAAAAAGGTGCTACTGGACAAAAAATTACTCACATGTATCCTAATCATAATATAAAACATGAGATGGAAGAAAGAGTAGAAAATTTAGAAATTAAATTAGATAAAATATTAAATTTATTAGAAGATAAAAAAGAAAAAATTAATGGTTAAGATAGTCATGGCTATAATAATAACATCCATGCCTAATTGGCCATCAGTTAGATACCAAGGATATATTTATCCAGACATGGAAACATGTACAGAATATAATAAAATTATGATTGAAGATTTTAAATCTTATGCACAAAGTCAAGGTGATAATGAAATTCATTTTGATTCATTTTGTTTTGAGGCACAGTCTTATCCAATAAAAGGATTTAATACAATAGAATTAGGAATATAATGGCAACATACTTAACAATAGCTAATAGAGTACTCAATGATTTAAATGAAGTAGAATTAACATCTGCAAATTTTAGTAATAGCAGAGGTATTCAAACATCTATTAAAAATTTTGTTAATCGTTCATTACATGATATATACAATGAATTAGAAGAGTTACCAAGTCTTCACAAAGAAACATTTTATAATACTAATGCAGGTCAAAGAGAATACAATTTACCTACAACAGATTCTCCACAAACAGGAGATTTAGAATGGCGTAAAATAGATTGGGATACAGTTTATTTAAAACCAAAAGAATTAGTTACTAATGGTGAGTTTACTTCTAATATAACTAGTTGGACAACTATAGCAGGTGCAGGTAGTGCCGCTTATAATAGTGGAGGTAATGGTAGATTAAGATTAAATGATTATGCCGCTTATCAAGCTATTACAACTAGTAAAAATACAGAATATAGAATACAAGTAAAAGTATATGATTCTAATAGTGTAGGACAAGCATTAAAAATACAAGTAGGTACTGCGGCAGAGGGTACACAAAATTTAAATACAACATTAACTGTAGAAAATTTTGGTGAAGGTGCAGTATTAGATACAGTATTTACAGCAACAGCTCAAACAAGTTATATTACAGTAAATAATACATCTACTGCAACTAACTTAGATGTAGATTATATTAGAATATCTAGAAATGTTAGTCCAAAAAGATTACGTTATATTTCTTATGATGATTACATTAGACAATATGCAGAAAAAGACAAAGCTAATTTAAGTACTTCTCAAGCAGAACCTAAATATATTTACAAAACACAAAGTGGTAAATTAGGTTTAAGTCCAGTACCAGATAGAAATGATTATTCTATAGTTATTGAATATTGGAAAGAGCATACAGAATTATCTGCTCATGGAGATATTCCAGATTTAGATGATAGATATGCGGATTTAATTGTTACAAAAGCTAGATACTATGCATACAATTTACGTTCTGACCCAGAGCATGCAATGATTGCAAATAAAGAATATGAAGATGGCTTAAAAAGATTACAAAAAGATTTAGTAGCAAAACAAGAATACATGCGTGATGAAAGAGTTAATCTTCGTCATTATGGTAGAGGAATAATGTAGTGCCAAATACGTCACAGTTAACACCTACAGTTGTCAGTTGTTTTGGAGGATTAGTTTTAAATAAAGATATTTTCTCAATGAGACCGGGAGAAGCTTTACAACTACAAAACTTTGAACCAGACATTGCAGGTGGGTACAAAAAAATGCTTGGTACGACAGCATATAATCCTAATATTGTACCTCAAGTATCTGCATCAAATGAAATTGTAGATATGGTAGCTATATTTAATGATGTAGTATTAGCGGCTAGAGGAGGTACTATTTCTCGAGCAGGTACAACTGGCTCATGGACTTCAATAGCTACAGGAAAAGGTACATCATTTAGATATGATTTTGAACGTTATAATTATAACGGAACAGAAAAAATAATGATAGCAACTGGCTCAGATAGTGCTTTTTCTATTGACACATCGTATAACGTTGATATAATAAATGCTACAGGTGGTGGAACTGCTCCAACAAACCCTAAGTTTGTAGCCTCATTTAAAAATCATATGTTTTATGCAGGTATGTCAAATGCCATATCTAGCGTAACATTTTCTGGCCCATTTACAGAAGATGATTTTGATACAGGGGCAGGAACAATAAAAGTAGATACAACGATTGTTGGACTTAAAGTTTTTCGTGAAGAATTATTTATATTTGGTGAAGATAGAATATTTAAGATAACAGGCTCATCAAGTTCTGATTTTGCTGTTACACCAGTTACTCGTAGAATTGGTTGTGTAGATGGTAAAAGTATACAGGAGCTTGGAGGCGACTTAATTTATTTAGCACCAGATGGACTTAGAACTATTGCCGGTACAGAAAGAATTGGTGACGTAGAATTAGGTACAGTATCTAAACAAATACAAGATAGAATTGCAGAAATAGGTACTGATAATATTACATCTACAGTTATTAGAGGTAAATCACAATATAGATTGTTTTATCCTACAACTGGACAAACAGAAGGAACAGCAAAAGGAATAATTGCAGTATTAAAAGCAAATCCAGAAACAGGAACATTAGGATTTGAATATTCTGATATAAAAGGATTAAAACCTTCTGCAACAGATTCTTTTTTTGTAAATAGTACAGAAACAATAATACATGGTGGATATGACGGATATGTGTACAAACAAGAATCGGGAGGTTCTTTTACAAGAGCAGGGTCTACATTTACTATTACAGGTTTTTACCGCTCACCAGATATGTCACTTGGTGACCCCGGTATAAGAAAAAATATGCAACGAGCTTTAGTTAACTATAAAGTTAATGAACAAATGGATACAACTAACCAAACATTTACATTACGATATAATTACGATGACACAAATACTCCTCAACCTTCCTCTTACTCATTTTCTTCTGCACAAGTTGCGGCATTTTATGGTAGCGGTCTTTACGGAACTTCTGCTTATGGCTCATCTGGATTTCCATTGGAGCGAGTATCTGTGGAAGGGTCTGGATTTGTTGTGGCATTTAAATTAGAAGATGAGAGTACAAAACAAGCTTTATCCTTACGGGGATTTGAATTAGAATACATTAACGGAGGAAGAAGATAATGGGAGCGACCTATACAAGACAAAGTACTATTACTGATGGTGCAGTCATTGAGGCATCACATTTTAATGATGAATTTGACCAGTTATTAGCCTTTGCGGCTTCTAGCACAGGACATACTCATGATGGTACAAGTGCTGAAGGTGGCCCAATTACTAAACTACTTGGTAACACATTAACATTTGGTGCAGGCACTGCAGGAACAGATATAGCAATTACATTTGATGGAGAATCAAATGATGGTGTTATGAAATGGATGGAAGATGAAGATTACTTTGAGTTTTCCGATGACCTTCTTGTAGCTAGTACAGAAAAATTACAGTTTAGAGATACAGCAATATATATTAATTCATCTGCTGATGGACAATTAGATTTAGTTGCTGACACAGAAATACAAATAGCGGCTACAACTATAGATATAAATGGTGCTGTTGCACTTAATGGTGCTATTACAGGTGCTACTAATATTACTTTATCTGGTGAATTAGATGCGGCTACTTTAGATATATCGGGTGATGCGGATATTGATGGTACACTTGAAGCAGACGCAATAACTATAAATGGAACTGGAATAGGTTCTATCTATCAAGTTTTAGCAGGTAGTTCAGATACAGTAATAACTGGAGCGTTAAACTCTGGTTCAATAACTTCTGGATTTGGAACTATTGATACTGGCTCCTCAGCAATTACAACAACAGGATTAATTAGTGGTGGCTCATTAGACATTGATAATGTTTTAATTAATGGAACAACAATAGGTCATACTGATGACACTGATTTAATGACATTAACAAGTGGTGTCTTAACAGTTGCAGGTGAAGTTGATGCAGTATCATTAGATATATCGGGTAACGCTGATATTGATGGCACATTAGAAACAGATGCGTTATCAATAGATGGAACAACAATTACTTCAACTGCGGCAGAAATAAATATTTTAGATGGTGATAATAGTGCTTCAACAGTAACTATTGCAGATGCTGATAGAATTATCTTAAATGATAATGGCACAATGAAACAGGTTGCTGTTAGTGCACTTAATACTTATACAAGTTCAAGTATAGCGGCTGATGATATTGGTACTGGTGATGCGGCAATAACTATTGCAACATCTTCTGGTAATATTACAGTAGATGCTCAAGCAAGTGATGCTGATATTATATTTAAAGGCACAGATGGTGGTGTAGATATAACTGCTTTGACTCTTGATATGAGTGCGGCAGGTGCGGCAACATTTAATAATAAAATTATTGCAACTGAATTAGATATATCTGGTAATGTTGATATTGATGGTACATTAGAGGCAGATGCAATTACTGTAAATGGTACAGCTTTAGCAGAAACTATTTCTGATACTGTTGGAGCTATGGTAGGTTCTAATACAGAAACAGGTATTTCTGTAACATATGAAGATAGTGATAACACTTTAGATTTTGTATTAGGTTCTTCTCAAACAGCTATTTCATCTTTAACAAATACAAGTTTAGTTATTGGTAGAGATGCTGATAACGATATAGATTTTGCTACTGATAATAATATTATATTTAGAGCGGCAGGTGCAGACCAAATAAAACTTCAAGATGGTGCGTTAGTTCCAGTAACAGATAATGACATTGACCTTGGTACTAGTTCTTTAGAATTTAAAGATGCATTTTTTGATGGTACTGTAACAGCAGATGCTTTTGCAGGGCCTTTAACTGGTGATGTAACTGGTAATGTATCTGGAACTGCGGCTACAGTAACTACTGCGGCTCAATCTAATATTACTTCTTTAGGAACACTGACTACACTTACTGTTGATAATGTAATTGTTAATGGAACAACAATAGGTCATACTGACGATACAGATTTAATTACTTTAGCAGATGGTATTGCAACTGTTGCAGGAGAAATATCTGTAACTACCTTAGACATAGGTGGTACAAATGTAGCGGCAACTGCCGCAGAATTAAATATTATGGATGGTAATACATCTGCAACATCTACTACTTTAGCAGACGCAGATAGATTAGTAACAAACGATAATGGAACGATGGTGCAGGTAGCACTATCTGATGTAAAAACGTATTTATCAAGTGCAGGATTTTCGAGTGAAGACCCAACTGCCCTTGCAATTGCATTAGGATAATAGGAGGATAAATGGCTAATACTTTTAAAGTAGTAACTAAGGCAGGTGTAACCAGTGCTGATGTTATCTATACAGTAGCAAGTTCTACAACAACTGTAGTTCTTGGTGTTATGGTAGGTAATACAACAACTGGTCAAATCACTGCTACAGTTAGCTTAGGTTCAGATACCTCTAACAGAGCAGGAGCAAACAACGAAGCAAACCAAACAGTTGAACTCGTTACTAATGCACCGGTTCCTGTTGGCGGAACACTTGAACTACTAAGCGGAAATAAAGTAGTAATGGAGACAACAGATACACTGTCACTGACAGCATCTGGTGCGGCTGATATTGCTTTGTCAATCATGGAGATAACGTAAAATGGCTTTTATAGGTACACCTTTAGATACCAGAAATACTTTTCAATCTCTTCAAGGTAAGAGGTTTAATGGTGATGGAAGTACAACTGCATTTACTTTAGATGTAGCACCTTCATCAACATTAGACATTGAAGTATTTGTAGGAAACGTAAGACAAGACCCTAACTCAGCATACACTTTATCTGGAACAACACTAACGTTTACTGGTGCACCTCCTAGCGGCACAAACAATATTTATGTTGTTCATCAAGCAAAGAGTGTAGGAACTATTAGCGTACCAGATTCTTATAAATCAGATGCGCAAACAATATCTGGTGCTAGAACATTTAATGGTGGTATTACAATGGGTGGTACAACACCTACATTAACTATAGGTGATGCCGGAGCAGAAGATACTAAAATAGTATTTGATGGTAACGCTCAAGATTATCATATTGGATTAGATGATTCAGCAGATGATTTAGTAATAGGATTAGGTAGTTCATTAGGCACAACTTCACATATAGTTATTGATGAGGCAGGTCATGTAACAATGCCATTACAGTCTGCTTTTAATGCAACATCTGCTACACAAAGTAATGTTACAGGTGATGAGACTCAGTATCAAATGACTTTTGGAACAGAAACTATTGACAGAAATGGTGATTTTAACACTAATGGAACTTTTACTGCACCAGTTACAGGTTTGTATTTACTTTCTGCTAATGTAGGTGGAAGTGGATTTAGTAGTCACACTAGAATGTTAAATTTTATCGTAACAAGTAACAGAACCTACATAGCTACATCAGAAAACCTTGCAAATACAAATATTAATAATAGTTTTGGTTTTAATGTGTCTTGTTTAGCAGATATGGATGCAAACGATACAGCTTTTGTGCAAATAAGAATTGATGGTGGGTCTAAAGTAATTGATTTAGATGACACTTGTAGATTTTCTGGGTGTTTAATAGCTTAATGAAACAATTAACTTTAAAGGAGGTTTAAATGGCTAATCATACGAAAACAATAACTTTAACAGAAATACAACAAAAAATATTATCTAATGACATATATAATGACACAGATAATGCAGGATTGGATAAATGGATTCAAGATGCAATAGATGGAAAAATTAATAATTGTTGGAAAAGAATGCAAAATAATTGGACAACAAAATTAATTGATGATTCATCTTTTACTGACCCTATTCCAAGTAATCAAACTGATTTTGTAAATTTAGTTACAGCAAGAAGTGATTATAAAAACCGTAAAACTAGAGATGACGCAAATAATCCATAGGAGTAACACATGAGTAAAACAACAATACCAACAGGTGGGATTACAGACGGAACTATTGCGACTGGAGATTTAGCAGATGATGCAGTTACAGCCGCAAAAATCGCTGATGCAGTAGGACTAGGAAAAGTATTACAAACTCAAAGCGTTGAAGGAAATGGCAGAACAACTGTTTCAAGCGGTAGCTTTACAAGCATTAATAATTTAAGTGACACAATAACTTGTGCCACAACATCTTCTAAAGTTTTAGTTTTAGTTAATGCACAGTTTGGTGCAGATAGTAACAATGCTGATGTTACAAATGTAGGTGCAAAATTTAAACTATTTCGTAATCACAGTGGTATAAGTGATACAGAAATATTTTCTACAATGTATCAACACAACAGACCAGAAAACTCTGGTATGGACATGATATTTCAAAATGTTTGTACTTTTATGTATCTTGATAGCCCGTCAACAACGAATGAGCTGACGTATTCTGTTCAAGCCTTAAACGACCCTTCAACCTCTGGTCTAGAAGTTATTCAAGGTGGAAGTAATGAGTTTGATAAAACAATGACATTAATTGAGATAGGTGCATAATGAATTGGTTATTTAAAGCAATAAAAGCAATAAATGAAAATGCTGAATTTAAGTTTGATGAACAAGATATCGATAGTATTGAGTGGTTAAATGGAACAACACCAATAGCAAAATCTGATTTAGAAACTAAAATAGCCGAGCTTAAAACAACATATGATAATGATAAATATAAGCGTGACAGAAGAACAGAATATCCATATTTCGGTGAACAGCTCGATAAATTGTATCACGATATTACAGCAGGTAAATTAGATGCAACAGGTGAGTGGTACAAATCAATTAAAGCAATTAAAGACAAATATCCAAAGGAGTAAAACATGGCACTAAGTAAAATAGATGTAGCAAATATGTTAACGGGTCTTGTGCCTAATGATAACACTATTAGAAGACCTAATGCACAACCAATTATTATAAATAGCGACATGGCTGTGGCTCAACGAGGCACTTCTTTTACAGGTGTTTCTAGTGGATCTAATTTTCCAGTAGATAGATTTGAATTTTATCCAACTAATTTAGGTGCGTATACAATTATACAAGAAGCATTAACAAGTGGTGAAGCATATAATAACGGATTTAGAACAGCGTTGAGAATTGATACTACTACTGCTGATGCTTCCCCAGCCGCTACTGATTACGCAATATTAAGAACTAAATTTGAAGGTCAAGATTTACAACTATTTAAAAAAGGAACTTCTAATGCAGAAAAATTTACTTTAGCATTTTGGGTTAAATCTAATAAAACAACAACTGGTCAAGTTAATTTATTTGATATTGATAATAACAGACTAGTAAGTGGAACATATACAATTTCTAGTGCTAACACATGGGAAAAGAAAGTAATTAATTTTCCAGCCGATACAACTGGTGCTTTTGATAATAACAACGCATTAAGTTTAGTTGTTGAATTTTTCTTAGATGGTGGCTCAAACTTTACAGGTGGCACAGCACCTACTGCATGGGAAGCACAAACAAACGCTGATAGAAACGCAAATAATTTTGCTATTGGAAGTAGTACCGATAATGACTTTGCAATGACAGGTGTTCAACTAGAAGTAGGCGAATATACTTCTTCTACTTTACCACCTTTTCAACATGAAAGTTTTGGAGATAATTTAGCTAGGTGTCAAAGGTATTTTGAAACTACTTTTGAGGTTGGAACTGCTATTGGTGCATCAACTAGCACAGGAATAATTAGAAGTGGTGGTAATCAAGGAGGTAGAACCTCTGGTAGAATGGGTCATGGTTTTACCTACCCTGTTCCAAAAAGGTCAGCACCAACAGTTGTTTTTTATGATAATAGTGGAAATTCTGGTGCTTTAGCAAGATTAGACCAAGGCAGTAGCACAGCCTCCAACAAAAATGCAACTCTTGCGGGAGGTTCTCAGAAAAGTTTTGAAGTAACTTCTACAGGAGACTCAACAGCAGATTGTTTAAATTACCACTTTACAGCAGATGCGGAGTTATAAATGATAATAGAAAAAGTAAAAAAAATTAATAATTCAGAGGGAGAATTTATTAATCACTATTTAGTGAATGATAAATATAATGTTCCAAAAGATGAAGCAAATAGAGACTATCAAAGTATTTTAGCATGGGTAGCAGATGGCAATACAATACAGGAGGCAGATTAATGGCATACATAGGAAAATCAATAGAGAGTGGCACATTTAGTGTCCTCGATACCAGTGGGAATACTTATAATGGGTCTAACACGACATTTAATTTAGGTACACAGGTCGGCTCTGTTGCACAGCTTTTAGTGTCACATGACGGTGTTATTCAAAAACCCGGCACGGATTATACTTTAGCTAGTGGTGGTACACAGATTACCTTTACAACAGCTCCTGCAAGTGGTGCAAGTATCTTCATCGTGGAGATATCTGGTGCAGTAGGTG